GCAACCAAGGCCACGTTAGCGCCAACAATCGCACGGGTGTACGCTGTAGGAACAGTAGAACCTGCAACAGTAGCACAGACCTTAAATGCAGCCATTGGATCATCCACAACAAAGGCAAAAGCCATGTTGGTGGTGGTCGATGTGGAAGCAGGATAAAACTGGCTAAATGTGGGCTGGCCCAAAGTGTTGATGTAAGAGCAACCGACCAACACGCCAGCAATCTTACCGGAATCGGTAGTATTTGCAGGAACGATGTAGCCGCTAGTGTTAATCTGAACGGTATCACCATTCAAAATTGCAGTAGCGTAGGCGGGTGCCACGGGGATTTGACGGATCGCTCCGGCGTAAGGCAGGCCGTCAATTCGATTGACTGGCTTGAAACCGTACGTCTTGTCAATGGTAGGGTATGCCATTAGAAGACTCCAAAAAAAGATTAAGTACCTTTACCGAAAGTGACTTTAGAGCTACGTTCTTTAAACATAGGCATCCGTGGGTCATTCTCGCGCATGTAAGTGTTATCCACTGACTGCATCTGAGCATCCGATTGTTTGCGGTAATACTCGTCACGCTGTTGTGTGAACTCCACAGGTGTTTTGCAGAGCAACAGACCGCCTACTTCCACACAGTCTGGGAACTTCGGGTTTGAAGAACCAAACAAGCGGATTTCGGGGTGGTCGGCAGCCCTAACGGGTTCCCAGCCTTCACGTAGTTTTCCAGAAATGTTAGTGGCGTCATCTTTGCCAAGAGAGCTGATACGAATCCAGCGAAACGCATAACCCGGCTCCGGATTGGGATCGGGTAGAAGTTGAGGGGGCATCCATTGTTTTGGACGCTCCGCTGCATCGCGCGTATCAAGTTCCCGTGCTAAACGTGTTGACTTTTCCATTTTCATTTCCTTAACTGTTCTTCCGCAACCTTACGAGCATAGAGGTCCAAAGGAACTCCGAGCCGCTTGGCGATATTCACCTGTGTCTGCGTAAGCACGATCTTTTTAGGCGCTGTGCTACGGGTTGCAGGTGCAACGTTTGATTTTCTCGACGAAGTTGGCGCATTCGTCGGTTTCTCAGACTCAAACTGATCTGGGAAAACTTGTCTAACCCGAGAGTTTAACTTCTCGTAATACTCGTTGGACTGAGGATCAACTCCAGATTTAACTAGCTTGGTGTGGAGTCCAAGTGCAAAGCTAGTCATCTCATCATCAGAACCAAACCACTTATTCTCTGATTGCCAAGCCAGCGCTTTTTGGTCGACTGGAGGCTGATTTACTACTTGTTGCTGAGTTTGTACATTAGTTTTTTCCTCCTGTAAAGGGGCGGGTTTAAAATTGTTCACGCGGTCCATCTTGGACTTGGCGTTAATCAACGCATCCTGCGCCTCAACAACAGCGTCGGCATCGCCTGATTCGTAGGCTTCTTTGTACTTGGCTTTGGCTTTTTCAACCTCATTGCCAACCACTCGTTTAGCCTGCTCAAGCAACGCCTGCTGGTTTGTATTCAGAGAGCCCTTAAGCTTTTTGTTCTCTTCCACAACAGCTTGGGCAATACGGAGTGCTTCCTCGCGCTCGCGCTCTGCTGACTCTTTAGCCCGGCGCTCCTCGTGGTAGCCCTTCGTAAAATGCTGGATACGCTTGCGCACGCCCTCATCGTACTTATTGAGCTCGTCCTCGGCAAAATCTTTTGGCGGGTCTTCCATCGGTCTACGACCGCGATCCTTAGCCGGGGTATCGTCAACTACCTCAACTTCCGTTTCGGTTTCGCCTTCGCCCTCAATTTCAAACTCGACCTTTTCTTCTTGGTCGGCTTTACTTTCTTTCTCGTCAGGGAATTTAAATTCTTCTGTGGCCATGATTACTCCTTAGTTGGGGCGCTGAATACCACGGGGGTCTTGCACAACTGCTTGGATGGAATCATCGTTAATGAGTCTCCACTCAGTGCCGTGAATTTTCATGCGGGTTCCCGTATTAGGGCGGACCAACACAAAATCGCCAACTTTGCAGCTCGGGCCGCTAGGGAAACGGCTAGCGTCTTTAAACGCATCGGGGCCGATCTTGGCTACAAATAGCACGGGAGACAAAAGCTCCTCGTGATACATAGCAGTCGCGGACTTCAAAATCCCAGTCTCGCTAAACTCTTCCTCGGCCTTAGGCAGCATACACAACAAGTGGTATGTAGCTGGATCGGGCACTTGTTTGGCTTTCTCTTCGGCGGTGACGTTTAGCACCGCGCTCAGATCAACCGCATTAACATCAAATTCAGTCATCATCAGAGTCCTTAAGTTTACGCACGAGGTCACCTATTTCGTACTGAACGGTCTGGAGACCTCGGATAAAACCGCTCAGCTCTTTGTAGTGATCGTAGGATTTCGCGCTACCATCACACAAAACTTGTACCTGACTCTTACGATGCTCTTCGATTTTGGAAGAAAGCAATTCCAGAATTTTCTTGTCCATTTTTATCCTCTATTTGGGGGTTGTTGAGCCTGCATTAACTTCTGCATCATGGCCATTTTGTGCTGCTCATCGCTTTGGCTTATGCCCTGCTGGTGCACTTGTTGTTGCTGCTGTTGAGCTTGCTGCTGGCTAGCCACTTCCAAGGCGTGTAGTTCTTGCGCCTGCATGATCTCTTGCTGCGTACGCATAGCCGCCATGTTCGGGTCTTCACCCATCTTGGCTGCGCCTTCGCGTGCTTTGAGCGCCAGCTCTTCCGCTTTAATCTGCAAGTCGCCCTTAACCTTGAGCAACTTAGTCTCGGCTTCCTTGGCACTAATTTGGAGCTCGGCTTGCTGCATCTGCACAAGTGGGTCTTGCGCCATCTGCTGGTTTTGCTGCTGTTGCTGCTGGGCCATGTTTGCGTTGAGCAACTGAGCGGACGCCTGTGCAACCAACTGAGACAACTGCACCTCAACTTGCTCTGGCAACTGCTCTCCGGGTGGTGGCAACGGCACGCCCATTTGCTCTTCGATCTTGCGACGGTATGCAAACGCTAAGTGTTCCGCTATGTGCGCTTGGATAGCGGCCATCATCTGCTGCGCCATCGGGTTCTGGCCCATCTGCGCTGCAATCATCGGGTCTTGCATAAACGTAGTATGCACAGCGATGTGTGCGTCCTGATCCTGATAGATGAACGCCCGTGTAGGCTCGCCCTTCAAGAACCCCATGTTTTCGCTGATCGGGTCTTTCGGCTTCTCGTCATCTTTAGTAGGTACAAGCTTGTCACCGTTCTTGATGCCCAACACCTCGATCATCTGACGGTGCAACTGAGGCAAGTCATAAATCTGCGGAGCACCTTGAGCCAACTGGATCACGGCCTGATACTGCATGATCCGCTGAGCCATCGTCGCACTGTTCGGGTCGGACACAGGGATCACGTCTACCGCGTCGTAGTCCGCCTGCTTGGCCATGCGGTCACCGCTGGCTGGGTCGTACTCATACTCTGTGGGAGCGTAGTCACGGATGATGTTCTTCAAGAGCTTGAACTCTTGCTTCATCGAGTAGTGCACGCGAGCCTGCACCGCGCTCATCGTCTTTAACTGTCGCTCAAGGATGGCAAGTGTCGTCCCGACAGGTGCGTTAGCACTCATGTCACTGACCTTCATATCAGCAACCGAACCCAGTCGGCGACCTTCTTCCGTAACGCGATCTAACAAAGCAGCCAGTACTTGACTTGGCTCCTTGTATGGCAGGGGCATGATGTTGTCACGGATAGAACCAGACGGCACGTCCATATCACGCCATTCGCCCGGAGAGATCGGGGTGTCATCGTCTTTGATCCGCAAGCCACGGGACTTCAAGCCGCCGGGCAAGTTAGACAGCGTACCTGCGTCAATGAGTTGTCTAATAAGAGATGTACCGGCACGGGCATAACCACCAATTAGGTGAATGAAACCGAAACCATAAGCACCAAAGCCCGGAATGTAGTCGTACTGAACAAAGTGCTGGCGCTTGATCTTGAGTGTGTCTTCCTCTTCCCAGTTGCGGTAGATAGACAGAACTTTGTTTGTGCCCTTGTCGATAGAGATGATGTACGGCAGCGCGATATCATCCTCGTCCTCGTAGCCGGGCAGGTTGTAGTCAATCTGAATTTCGTAGATTTGGTAGCGGTCGTCGTCCGTAAGGGAATACCCTTGCTCGTCCGCTTTCTTCTTCTCTACGTCTGTGTGTACCTGCGCTGGCTCACCCAGCTCAACATCACAATAAAAGCCCGCCACTTGCAGCTTCTTCAGGTCGTTCTTGGTCTTACGCATAATGTGCGTAACGCGCTCTGCTGTACGCGCGCCCGAGGAGCCGTAGGGAATAATGATGTCTTCGGCAGGAATAAACACCGATGTCTGACGTCCCAAACTGGGATCAAAATACACCTTCTTGAACGCCGATCCAGCCAGACCCAAGTTAAACAGCATGCGCTCATGCTCTGGGCGATACTCAGACATCACTTCAGTGAGCTGGTAGTTCATGTCTTCTCGTACGCGCTCAGCGGCTTGTTCCTTGAGCTTGTCAATTGCGCCGATAATCTCGGTCTTGACTGGGCCTTGAGCTGGGAACGTCTCGATGATTGTCTCGGATTGGAAACGCACTGCGGCTTCTGTCAGCACTGTGGAGTACACACCACACGCGCCAGTCCAAGGCTCAGTACGCTCTTCGTACTTCATGCCCAGAACATCCAAGCCCTTGACGAACATCTCAACCCATTCTTTGCGGCTGGCAATGTCTCCGTCAACATCCCCCATAATATCTTCAGCGAGGCTTTGTAACTCGCCCTCGTCCATGAACTCCGCAAGGTTGGAGTTAAACTCTTCCCCTTCTTTGCCCTCGTCAGGCATCAAGTCAATCTCAACGCCATCAATACCGACGATTACGCCGTCGGGGTTTTCAATCTGAATCTCGATCTCAGGCATTTCGCCCACGTCTTCGAGCTCGTCTAAACCAAGCGGGGCTTGCGCCAGAGAGGGGAACATATTAGTGGCCATCATTTATCCTTAGTAGTACGCATTGCGTCGACTGGATTTGAACAACTTAACTTCTTCCGGCTCATCGCTGGGAAGTCGAAGGAATCCACCCTGCCTAAAACGCATCAAAGCAAGTGTTGTTGCGTCAACCAAGTCATCATGCTCGCCTGACGGAAACGCCCCAATTTCATCGACCAATTCTTCAGCCCAACGAGTTTGGGGAACCCACACTTTCCCAGACGCAATTATGTCTGATACCGAGTTTAAGCGGGCAATTTTGTCTTGGCCCTTGCTTGGCGTGTATTCCATCACAGGAATACCCATAGCCCTCAGTTCATAAATCAGCGGAGCCCCGGTAGCCTTTTTCTCAATAAGCAACCCGTCAGGCTCCCACTCTTTGTACTCGTTGAGCACGTCCTTTTTCAGCTCAACCCACTCAACACGTTTCTTGTACGTATTAAGCAAAATGATGTTTGGGCGCAAGTCGTCTTGTTCGCAGTTGAAAATGCCCCAAGTCGTGCCCGCAGAATAGTCAGCCCGCTGGTTTTTCTCAAACGCCGTGTCCCATGTCTGGAGAATATAGTCACACCGTGGTGGCGTTTCAGGCTCCCATATCTTCCACCAGTCGCGCTTAATAATCGCCGACTCGTTACCGACAGGGTTTTGCTGATACTGAGCCTGCCACTTGGAATTAGGCAGTTCTTCGTGCAGGGCTTCAAGCTCTTCTTTGCTCCAAAACTCTGGCCAAAGTGGGTTACCGCTTGGGAGGATGGCCGGAAATTCGATCACTTCCCAGTCGTTTTCACCCCTCAAAGCTGCGTTTTTGAGCACTTGACCCGTCAAATCGCGCTGTGCCCAGCGTGTCATCACAATAACAATCGACCCACCGGGCTGCAAACGCTGACGCGGACCTGACGTGTACCACTCGTACACCTTGTCGTAGACTTCTGGGTTGGTTGCTGCCATCGCAGCCTCTTGTTCTGAGTGTGGGTCGTCAATAATCAGCAGGTCAGCGCCCTTACCGGTCACTGTACCCCCCACACCGATCGCAAAATAGTCGCCGCCCTTGCTGGTGTTCCACCTACCGGCTGCTTTTGAGTCAGCTTGGAGCTGCAACTCGGGAAAAATGTTGGTATATACCTCGGAATCCACCAAATTTCGCACTTTTCGACCGAAGCCGACTGCCAATTCGCCCGTGTTGGACGACTGGATTACCTTTTTGCCCGGAAATTTGCCCAAAAACCAAGCAGGTAGTAAGTAAGAGGCGAACTCTGACTTAGTGTGGCGAGGAGGCATGTTAATAATGAGACGTTTACATTCTCCACGGGCTACCCTTTCAAAAGCTTCTGCCATTCGCTTGTGGTGTTTGCCCGCAATGAAGGTTGGCCACACCCGTTTGGTGAAATGGATGAACTTTTCCTGAGATAGCTCACGTTCTTTGAGCTTCTCCAAATGTATAAGCTGCTTCTCTAGTACGCGCAAGTCAGTATCCGATAACTTTCCAGCAGCTACCAGAGTTTCGATATCGCTAAGGGAGACTTGTTCGTCAGTCATCTATGGAATCTTCTTTGGGTTCTTCTTCGGACTCAGCTTCAACCTCTTCAATGCTCGCCGACTCGATCATTGCGTAACCCGGTGTGCCTAGCTGGCTATCCAGATCGTCCAGTGGTGTGATGTCCGCTACGTCCGTGTTGAGCAAACGCTTGATCCGCTCCTTGATTGAGTTCTCAAGGGACTTGGAACTTGTGTGGTGCACAGTAATCTCACTGCGTTCAGTAAAGATACCGATGTCTGAATGTTTGCCGAGTAGCTCGAGCGCCTTGATTTCAATCTTCGGGTCGCCGCAGTCCGACAGCTCGATCAGTTTGTTGGTAATCAGGTTGCGTGCCTGTTGCGCATCTGCAACAGCTTGGAAGTCGTACCGTTTTAGGATGGCCGCAGCGGCAGCGGCTTGGCCGGAGGACTTAATGTGCTGGGGGGTCTTGGCGGCTTTTGTAACAAGCTCGACGGCCTTAGCGCCATCTTTCTGATTGAAGTCTATCCCGCCACCGAGCTGCTCGATGAAGTTGATTGTGTTAGCCGCAATAGCGATGCCATCCTTCTGAGTCACGGGGGACTCTTCGGACAAATCAAATGGGATCGGGTGATCCGGGGTAGGGTTCAATTTAATCACCGGGTAAGCGCACCAATGAGAGGAATGCTGAAATGTAACAGCGTTTTAAAATTTTTGCAAAATTTTTTTGGGACTAGGGTTTTTACTTAGACCGGGGGGTGTTCCGTGTATGGGCAATTTTTAGCCGAGTCCGCTCGATTTTTAAATCAGAAGATCGTTTGAGCAGATTAGTGTGTATGGTATTTCTAGGATTCCTTCTCCCCCTCTTTGGGGGTGGGCCTCCGGTGGGCCTCGGGTTTTGACCTTTTTTTCCCCCCTGACACCTAACAATGTTATGTAATTATTGTTCACGCTATCCTTGATTTTGCCCTCATTTTGTGGTATAATATAGTCATGCAAACAAGATTGATTGCATACCGGTTAGGCGGGTTTACCTAACATTGTTAGAAAAGGTTAGATGATATGACTACAGTCACACAAGTTTCTACAGTGAACGACATCACTGCTTTGCGTCAATCGGTTGCCGATGCCGTTGTTCGGGCTTATGGTGCGGAACGTGCTTACTCACACGCACTGTGCGAGTTTTTGCCCTCTGAATGGTATCTGACAGAGCACAATGACAAGAGCGAGGCGGCAAAGCCTGTACACGCTGAGAAAAAGGCTTTGTTCGCAGTGCTCAACGCCGCCAAGCATAGCAACCCGTCAACCGTGTGGGCACGTGTACGCAAGTATGCACAGGAGCACATTGAGGGTGCACCTACTAGCGAAACCGCCGCCGCTGATGATGTCGCAAGCCGCACACCCCGCACGTTGACCTTGCGCCTTATCGAAGAACTGAGCACCTTGCATAAGGCATGCGGCAAAGCCGAAAGCCTGACCGACAAGGAACGTGACGCACACACCTACATTGTCTCTGCCCTGAGCGCAATGGGTGTTGACGTAAACACAATCTAAACCCAAGGGGGGCGCAAGCCCCCCTAACATTGTTAGGAGAAACCAAATGGAAAAAATGACACAAAACCAACTGCAAACCTTGCACAACATGGCAATGGACCAAATCCAGATGTACGCTAGTGGCTTGATAACTTTGCCTGAGCTTACTCGCTCAATCGGTGAAATCGGCCAAGCCGTTAAAGTTCGTGACTTCATGGGCTTGATTGACCCCATGTCAGGTTTGCGTTTCGAGTAACCCTTACTCACTTACCCTGAGCCCGCTTTATGCGGGCTTTTTTGCGTCCGCCTCTGGCCTAACATTGTTAGGTCGATTATGCCAGTTCTCAGGTCGGCGGTAGCCAGCGGCCACACAATGTGAGTACCTGCGTATTGGTTTGGCTTGGCCTACGTATTATCCTCAGTACACATTAGGTTTGGTTAGGACTACTTTGCTATACCAGTTCTCAGGGCGGCGGTAGCCAGCAAGCTAACAATGTTATGTTTTTTTCGATGTTACGGGCTAATGTTACGTGCGTAACGCGCTGTAACCCGCATGGTTGAGCCATTGTTATAATGTTACGCGTTTTTCGGAAAGGGGTGCAGGTTGCCAGAAAGTTCTGAGAAGCAAAGCAAGACAGCAAGCGCAATTCATACCACGCAAACATTTTTGGACGCCATTCATTCATTCTTAAAAATCACATAACATTATAACATTACATAAAAAAACACCCCTCTACAGAGGAGAACACTGCGTTACGTTTCACGTTACGTTTACCCCTATTTTCGTTACATTTCCCCTTTTTTCATAACGCACCACACATTGCTTTCATAACACCTGCCCAACCCCCACCAAACCACCTACCATAATAACCCTACTGCTGACCCCACTTAAAATATAACATAACTTTATAACATTACCTTTAGTCTCCCCCCAGACCAAATCACTTGACAGAAGCGTAACTTTGTGGTATAATAAAGGTTGAACGCAGATAATGCGGTCAGGGGCAATCCCGCCCATTAGAAACCCGCCTAACAATGTTAGGTCAATTAGAAAGGTTAGAAGTATGAGTTCCCCAGACTGGAAAGACTGCCGTGATTGCGGCGATGACGTGCACATTGAACGCTGGAACCTAGGCTACCGACACTGCCTGTTTTGCGGCGAAGAAGCCGCCCGTGTTGAGCGCATGAGTTGGTGCGTAGTCCAAGAATACGGCAAAGGCAACTACCAATTCGTAACCACTGCCAGCGCACCCACAACCCTCAAGCAGACTAACCAAAAGGAGTTGCGCTCATGACCCATAATTTTTCCCGTGTCGTATTTCTGCTGGCCCTCATCGGGGTCTTGCTGATGGACTTGTTTGTGTGGAGGCCCTAACAATGTTAGCAAGCACTATTGAACCGACAAGCTGGTTTTTTGGGTTGAACAAACCTAAGACCCGAATGTTCATGCGTAAGTGGGATGGCATACGCAAAAACGTACGCAACATGGAGAACAACCTGCTCTTGCTTCTGAACAACCCAGAGACTACGCCCGAGCAGTTGGTTTTGGCTAGCAAGCTATACACAAGCGTAACGCAACAACTGCACGACCATGCCCAGATTATTGACACGTTCATTTATCACGGGCACAAACTCACGCACATGAAAAGCTGTCCAACCTACCGCACAGGTAACGAGGAGCTATGCGAGTGCAAAGACTGGCAAGAGGGGGCTAACAATGTTATCTAAATTCTTGCTCACTGGATGGAGCAACCGATTCGGCTATTGGGTAACCGAGGTGATTGAGGCAAAGGACGCAACCCTTGCCCGTGAACGCTTCACCTTGAAGTACCCAACGCTGAAGAACACAAGAGCACTGCGCCTACGTGCGCCAGCCGAGATGATGGAATAACCAACCAAGGAACCGAAATGTCATTCAACTCAACAAACAGAATACCGTACCTGCGTACGTACGCAGAAGCCAAGAGCTGGCACGACAGGGTTAAACCACTGCGAGGGTCGGAGCCGCCACTCAAACCACTTGCCGCCCGCCGAGACAAACACATGTTCATACGTGAGAACGCAGAAGGACACATCGAGTGCGTCCTGTACCAAACTGCGGTTGTTACGTTTAAGCCGAACGGGTCGGTCATCGTCACTGCGGGGAAATGGCCTACCGCATACACAAGTTCGTTCATCGAGAACGTCCTGCCCTCAGTGCGGGTCAACCGAACACGGGACATCATGGTCGTGCGTGTGGCTGGGAAGAAGTACCCGCTGAATCAAGACATGAAGCTGGAGCTAAGGGAGTTGAACGAGGGGGGGATTACCCGCTGGGAAGTGGTCGAGGCCGAGGGGGTCAAGGCATGGAGTCCTAACCGAGCCAAGGCTAACAATGTTAGGTCGGCATACAAAGAGATGCTTGCGTACCACAAGAACATCGTTGCCCTCATGTCTCAGGAAGCCGACAATGAAGATAACCACTACGGGCTGTGTGACCCAGACGAGCCGTTCGTAACGAAGAAGGTCGTTGTGCTGGACATGGAGGCGCTGAAGATTGCGCTTGGTACTACGAAGGTAACAGACCAGACGTGGGGGCAGACCACAAGCGGCGGCATAGCCACACAGACGGTTGAAGTCGAGGCGCTGGACATGGAGATGTTCAGCAAGATTGTGCACAAGCCAACGTGGGGTGGTAACCCGACAGAGCGCACAACCAAGTGGATAAAGAGCCGAGACGAGGTACTTGCACTGATGCGAAATGACCAGCCAGAAGAAACCAAGCATGCCAACTTCATGAAGGCATCAATGGGACTGATGGTCAACAGGACAGGGTATTCAGCATCACACCCGAGCTTCAACAGAAACAAAGGCGGCTACCGACTCGCACGTTCGACTGCATTGGAGGTCGTGAATGACTTCCTGACACTAGCGCATGCGGAGGACATGATGGAGTACAAGCAGTTGCCCGTCGGTAAAGTGCCGACTACCAACTACGCAAGTATGTTGTTCGACGCATTTAGAACGGAAGGAGAAAAGGCATGAAGACGTTTGAAGTGGAGTTGCGCCGTACTAGTTTCATCATTGTGACTGTCGAAGCGGACAACGAGAGCGATGCTGAAGACCTTGCGTGGGCGCAGGTCGAAGCTGACAACGTAAACATCAACGACTCCCATTGGGATGTCGAATCAGTTGAAGAGATACCCGAGGATTTAGTCTCCCCCCAGACTAAATGACTTGACAGAAGCGTAACTTTGTGGTATACTATAAGCTGATGTGGACAAACACATCAAATTCAGAGAGTAAATCAGAAACCCGCCTAACAATGTTAGGCACAAATCAGAAGGATATTAGAAATGTCAGAAATCAAATTCGGTAAGAGCATCACGCTCAAGCAAGCGGCGACACTCATTCGCACCAACCCAACCACTCGGTTCCTGTTGCAGGGTGAGCCAGGCATCGGTAAGTCATCACTGCTGGAAAGTATTGCGGCGGGACTCGGTTATGAGTATGCCTATATTGACGTACCCAATATGGACTTGGGCGACATCGCAATGCCTGTGATTGACCACGATACCCGCACGACCCGCTACTACCCGAACGCTCGGTTCAAGATTCATGAAGGTAAGCCGCTGGTCATCATGCTCGATGAGTTCACCAAGGGTGCAGACCCAGTGAAGAACATGTTGCACCCCATGCTAGAGAAGGCCAACCCCCGACTCGGCGATATTGCGTTGAACAAACCCGACAACCCTCCCACTATTGTGTTCTTGACGGGCAACTTGTCTACGGACGGCGTAGGTGACAACCTGAAAGCGCACAGCCGTAACCGACTGGTTCCCGTGACGATTAGCAAGCCTGATGCAGACCAGTGGATTGAGTGGGCTATCAACAAAGGCATCGAGCCAGAGGTGATTGCGTGGGTGAATCGGTTCCCTCATGCGATGGCTAGCTATACGGACGCAGGTCAAGGTGACAACCCGTACATCTACAACCCGAAGCAATCGCAGAAGGCGTTTGTGTCTCCACGTTCGCTAGAGACTGCATCTAACATTGTTAGAACACGTAAGGACAACGACCCAGACACAGTGATTGCGGCGTTGACTGGTGCTATCGGTGAGTCAGCCGCCCGTGACATGCAAGCGTACATCGAGTTCTCCGACCAGCTACCCACATGGGAGGCAACGATTGCTCACCCCAAGACAACGAACATCCCTACGTCAGCAGGTGCATGTGCCATCGTGGTATTTGGCGCTATCGCTCGGGTGGACAAGACAACCATCGCTCCATTCATGGAGTACTTGGAGAGGTTCGATGCAGAGTGGCAAGCCGTGTTCGCTATCAACATTGCCAAGACACCAAGCAAGCAGGGCATTGCGTTCAGTTGCAAAGCCTTCTCGGATTGGGTTGCTCGTAACCACGACTTGCTCTGAACATGGGATACGCATTTGTGCGTAGGCAGACGACACACAACTCTGAGCAAGCCGACAAGGTTTTGTTGGCGTTGCGTACAGCGGGGCAACCCTACTACACAGGCAAGTATGAGTTAGTGGACGTAGGGGACTACAACGCATTGCGGGGGTCTAACTACAAAGCTATCTCAGTACACGACACATTCGAGGAGGCGAAGATGTTCGCCGACTTGATTAACAAACAACGACAGATAGATGGGGGCTAACAATGTTAGGAGCAAAGCATGGGATATAGAAGCGACATAACTGCGGTGTTCTACACCAACAAGAAAGACGAGTGGCCTCTGTTGAAGCTGTTCGTTGACGAGAACTTTCCGAAGGACTTAGAAAACTGCTTACGTGTGGAGTGCGAAGAGACACGAGGCAGGTGGGGGTTCGTGTTCAGTGTGAGCGACTACAAGTGGTACGACAGCTACCCCGAGGTACAAGCGTTCAACGAGTTCGAGGAGAGGTTTAAGTCTATGGGCAAATGCATAGAGGGTACGTGGGCTTGCGAGTTCGTACGTATCGGGGAAGAGACTAACGACATTGAGGAAAGAAGTTCAGACCATGCCGACTACGTCCTCAACGTGGTTCGCAATATCGAAATTGAGTTTTAACCAAGGAGCTAACAATGTTAGAAGAACGTAAATTACAGAAGGCGAAGATTACGCTTATGCGTAGCCCCAAGTTCGCATTGCTTCAGGGCGTGATGATGATTGGGCGTACGAGCGTAGTCGACAACATCCCAACTGCGTGCACCAACGGACGTGACGAGAAGTACGGGCGTGCGTTCGTGGCGGCGCTGTCGGATAAGGAACTGGCATTTCTTGTGGCGCATGAGGTGTCTCACAAAATGTACCGACACCTGACTACATGGACAAAACTCCATGACGAGAATCCGATGCTCGCAAACGTAGCTTGTGACTACGTTATTAACCTGATGCTCAAAGAACTTGATCCATCAGAAGACATCATTGCCATGCCTGTGTACAAGGACGGGCCACTCAAGGGTCAGCGCATGGGTATGTACGACCCCAAGTACAAGGGCATGAACTCCAAACAAGTGTTCGACCTACTCAAGCAAGACCAGAAGGATGGTGGGGGTGGCGGTGGTATTGACGACCACGATTGGGATGGTGCGAAGGAGATGAGTGACGAGGACAAAAAGGTACTCGAACGTGAGATTGACCAAGCCATTCGGCAGGGACTGATGGCGCATGAGAAAGCGCATGGCAAGGGTGGAGGTGGTATCGGGCGTGAGATTGACGAGCACCTTGAGCCGAAGATTAATTGGCGTGAGGAGTTACGTGAGTATGTGAAGGCAACGTGCAACAACAAGGACACATCCTCATGGCGCAGAGTCAACCGCAGGTACATATCGAGCGGTGTCTACATGCCGAGCATGATTGGCGAGAAGGTTGGGCATCTTGTCGTAGCCATTGACACATCTGGGTCTATCGGTGGGCGTGAGCTTAACGAGTTCTTGGCCGAGGTGAAGGGTGTGGCCGAGGAGGTCAACCCAGAGATTGTCGACCTGATTTATTGGGACGGTGGAGTGGCAGGGCATGAGAAGTACGAGGGTGCGGAGGTGTCTAACATTGTTAGCTCAACTAAACCCAGAGGTGGTGGAGGCACTGACCCTAGTTGCGTATCCAAATACTTGCGTGACGAGAACATCAAGCCCGAGTGCGTCATCGTGTTGACTGACGGGTATGTACCGAATTGGGGTAGTGAGTGGACTGCACCCACTATGTGGGTAATCACAGGGGGCAACACCAATGCAGTTTCTGACAATGGTCGAACAATTCATATTAAAGATTAAGGGGTACAAAATGGTAGTAGTTGACTTAGGTTACCGCAAGGTTGTGTTGCCACGAGAGAAGGCACTGCAACTTATCGAGTGCTTGGAGACAGCAGAGCAGTACGAAGAGAAGTACTGGAGCGAAACCAAGCGCAAAGAGTTAGATATGGATGGGTGTTACACCTACCACGTATACCCAATAGATTCTGGTTTCAACATGACCATATTGGGTGACAGCAAGTATCAACTGGCTAAGTTAGCCGGTAAACCACAGGAGAATTGAAATGAGTATTAGTGCATCAGCAGTGTTAGTGGAGTTGAACATCAGCGTGTGGCCAGCGTCTAAGTTAGACCGAGATGCCACGACCCAAGTGAATACGGACGCATCAGCAGTCGTTGACGCCGCGCGTGTCCACAAAAATCTATTCGCAGGTACGAACTTGCGTAAGGAAATCGAGAACTTTGCGGCCAAGGTTCGGCTGTTTCACAACCAACGCACATTACCTTGGGCAGACAAGGGTGAGCGCATGTTGCCGACTGCCTTGTTTCTTGAGTACAAGCAGACCATGAACGGGTACGAGCAGACGTTCAACACAATGTGCGATGCGTTCTTTCAGGCGTACCCCGACCTAGTAGCGGATGCGCCTACGCACCTAGGCAAGATGTACAGAGTCGAGGACTACCCAGAGCTTGAGGAAGTGAAGCTGAAGTTCGGGTTCCGCAGAACAGTCAAGCCCGTACCAGAGGCGGGTGACTTTCGCTTAGACATTCCAGCGTCCGACTTAGCCGAGATGCAAGCAGAGTTCAACGTGCAACAAACTAACAAGCTGGCAGACGCTATGCGTGAGCCGTGGGAGCGACTGCATGAAATGCTAGTAGGCATGTCCAAGAAGCTGGACGATACATCGGGTGGTAAGAAGCGATACCACGACACACTGGTGAGTAACCCGCTTGAGCTTTGCTCATTGCTTACCAAGATGAACGTGACCAACGACCCCAAGTTGGAAGAAGCACGTAAGGAGTTAGAGCTAACAATGTTAGGTACAAACATCGAGGCTATCAAGGAAGACGAGTATCACCGCACCGAGGTCAAGGCCAAGGTCGATGCAATCATTAAAAAGTTTGAATGGTAAGGAGTAGATCATGGACGCAAAAGCCGCAATGCAAATGAGTAACGTAGTCCTCAGCGACAAGCTGTTGGAAGGTAAGCGCAAGTCTGATGTTGATATCAGAGTAAACGGCCCCCTGCATGAAATCATGTGGAAGGTTGTTACCGAGAACCCAACGTGGGAGTTCCGAGTGGGCACGGGTCGCAACGATGTAACCCGTGATGTAGATAGGAACATCATAGGTGTGAAGGTAAACAAATTCGATGTGTACAAAGACAACGAGTTGATAGGCAGTATTGGGCGTAACTATCGGTCTACCCGTAGCATAGGTGGGGACTATGTATTCGCTATCAGCAGTAACGCACTCAAGAACGAACGGGAGCGAAGTAGCGAGTACTGTACTAAGGATGCTAAGAAAGCCCTAGCCGCCATCAAGAAGACGTTCTCGAACAAGAGCATGAGTGAGCGTATGGACGAGGCGTTCCACCGTGCCGCACAGGTTATC